CGTACAGCATAGCAATCAACTCACGGAATGCAGAAGCCCAACCAATCTTGCTGTCCGACACTACAATGAGGCTGTCAGTCTTATGGAATGACTCAGCAATCTCAGGTAGCTTATTGATAAAGTTACGCTCAACACTAAAGCCTACACCTGTACCGCACATAAGCACGTACATAAGCTCGTCAAAAGAGCGTGGAGAGTCTATGTGCAAGTAGCTACAGTTGAACCCTGCTACGTTGTCTTTGTCTAAGGCTACCCCTGCTGTCATCATACAGCGCATAGATGGCATGACTTCTAGGTTGTGGATAGCATCATACAGTTTCTGTCCTTCCTTGACTGTGATCTGCTCACGATCTCTCCAGAATGAAACATAACGAAAGACTGTCTCACTCCATGTTTCTCTACGGCTATGCTCAGGCATCCAACGTGCGTAACGGCTCTTGTGTATAAACTGTTGATACTGATCCATCAAATATTCTCCTCTGCAACCATTACGGTTAGTTTGTTTAGATACCATGTAGCTTTCTGTAGGTCTTCCACTTGCTTGCCTTTGTAGTCATAGCGCCATAAGTATTTCAGGCAGTTGCCCTTGAGATACCCTTTAAACGCTACTGAGGACATGGACTCTTCTATTGCCTCAATACACTCAATGTTGCCTGTGTTGTAATGCTTGGGTTTGTTGACTACATCCTCAAGCTCGTTGTCTGCTATGTCATGGTAGGCTTTCATGGCCTCATCAATCTTAGGCACTTTCTCAACAGCAGGATATGCTCTACGTAATCTGTCCCACTCAGCAGGTGTTGCGTCATTAAGTCTCATCAATCATTTCCTCATCTTTTAAAAATTTAAAACTTTATCGTTTTTGACTTCATCAGTAAACCATATAGTAGAAGCCCATTTATAGCCTTTTGTAACAAGCATACCTGAATGTTTACTCTTTTTATTTCTATTTGCAGTGTCAGTAATACAGTTGTGAAATATAAGTAATCTTCCTTTTTTAGCTTCTACTTCTAAATTTATATCAGGAAAAAAAGTACCTCCTCCTTCCTCTACATCGTTTAGATAAAACAAGCAAGTTAAAACCCGCTGTCCCTTTTCTTTTAAACAGGCTTTCCCCTTTTCTGTTGTCTCGTCCCAAGAATCATAATGAGGTTTATATTGCTGATCTGTTCCGTAATGTATTAACTGAAGCATACCTGAACTAGTCACAGGTAATCCTATTAAGTTAGAGATTCGACTATATAGGTTTTCAACCACCTTGTTTTTATTTCGACTTATCCACGCATGTTTACCAGTACGGTGTGTACTTTTAACTCCGACACTGGCTCCCTTTTCAACATTTGGTGATAACACCGCAGCTTCGGTCAATGTAGAAGCACCACAGCCCATTATGTTTATAATCTCTTCGTCAGTAATAAAACTATCTACTATGTGTATTAAAGGTTCAGTACTTAATGTTACTCCTTCAGAATAAAATGTTTTTAAATTTAAATTAGTAGGAATTTTATTAAGTCTCATCAATCATTTCCTCATCTTTAAATTCTTCAGCAAACTCATCAAAGTTTCTAATAAGTCTATGTTCAAAAGCTTCTAGCAAGTCTTTAGTGCTTATGTCCAGTAATTCTAGGACTAACAACTCATCTGCATTTACTATAATCTTTTCTTTAAGCTCTTCAAGTGTTAAGGACATGGCTTCTTCTTCCCTTTAATATACTTTGTCATTTCCTTTGCTGTGTCAACCGTGTAGTGCTTAAAGTTATTCTTCTCACACCACTCGCCCATTGTAATCTTACCGCCTTTCCTTACCTTCTTGCTTGGGTTGCTTAGGACAAACACTAGTTCCCAGTTGTCGAGACTATCTCGCACCGCTGTATACTTCTGTGTATCACCTGCTCTAAAGAACCCTTTGCACTCTATCAATACCTTCTTGTCTTCATGTACAAAGTCCGGTATGTACTTCCTGTGTGTCGTGTAAGGTAAGCTGTAAGGCTCAAACTTATACTGACTGTCTAACTTCTCTGATAAGTTCTTCTCAAGTCCTGACCTAAACTGAGTCATCTAAAGTATCCTCTATCGTTAGCCTACGAAAGCCATCCCAATCCCTACGCATATAGATCAAGTTCCAACATACCTCTAGCCTGTCCTGCCAATCTTCAGGGTGAGCCTTTTGCCACGCCTCTTGTACCTTAGCAAGCATGTCAGGCTTACGGACATCAGCTAGAATCTTCTCTGCTCTCTTAACGCCAATGCCTACAAGACCTTGAATGTTATCGGTAGAGTCTCCTGTAAGCATCTGTAAGCACATTTTATAGTAGCCTTGGTCTTTACACACATGGTATAAAGTTTCTTTGTTAAAGTTATAATGCCAACCCTCTACCATGTCAATGTCTTTATCTATGTGAGCTATGACAAAATGTTCCTTGGCATCTAAAGCCTCTTGCGCCCATATACTTACTACATCATCTGCTTCACAATTGTCAGACTTAAAGTGTCCTAAGCTATAAGCGTACTCATTAAGAGCCTTGCGTCTTTCCGTTAGCTCAGGGTCTGGGTCTTCCTCTTTCCCTTCCTTAAGATTACGTTTACCTTTATAGTCTGCTTCTATTTTATAACGGAAGTTGCCTTCACCTTTAATAGCCACAGCTATCTCAGAACTACAAGTCTCCCACTCAATATTTTCAATTTCTTCTTTATAGTATTTCTTAGCTTGGTCAAGAGTAATGTCTTTAAGTGCTATCCGGTAGATAATTGAATCAGCATCAACAAAGCATTTGTCAAAGGGCTTACCTTTTGGTTTAATATTCATGTATCACTTCCAGTATTAGCTCGTTAGCTATAGCAGGTGGTATTCTAAACCACTCGTTGATGTTGTCACACTCTTTGGCTAGTCTTGCGTGTGCCGCTGATTCCCCTGCCCTTCTGTCGTTTACCTCATAAGCATATAGTAAAGTATAGTCTCTGAAGGGTGAAGACGTTTGGTAATTCTTAATCCTATCCATAGCGTCTACTGCCATCCCTACCTTTACCCAACCTTCCCAAGCAGGGTTCGTGATTATATACACCTGACCCTCTGGACTAGTTTTGTAGTTTTCTAAGGAACTAAAGGCCGCTTCCTCAAACCCTTTGTAGCGTCCTGCTTTGTACAGAGGGTGTGACTTAGAAATGTAATTACCATCAACCCACATTCTGGTGTTTTGTCTAGCTTGTTGAGAGTCTGCTCTCCTGCGCCCACCGTCCTCACCGTTTAGATACCACCACTCTCCATCTTCAAATACATACTCACCGCCCCTAGTCTTGGTAGGATTAGTGGGTATCTGCCCAAGTGTTTCCGACTTTGTAATCACCCTCAAGTGGGCAGTTGAGTTTGTAGTAGAGTCCTGCGGCTTGCATACAGCTTGTGGCAAGTCTCCCAAAGACATCTGATTTGTCTGCTCTAACTTCCGTTTGGATTTCATCATGTATATTACCTATAAAGTTATAGTCTATACCCCATAGTATAGCATATTCGTCAAGTAAACACAACGCTTTCTTCATTACAATCGCACCTGCTGACTGCAATAAAGTGTTCAATGCCGCGTGTGCTGATCGTACATAGACCCTTCTTTTATCCAATCCAAGAACATAGCCTCTTCCAGATGCCACTCCAACTCGTTCTCGTAATCTTCCAAGAGATGGCGTATTTGCAAGGAACTTTTCCTTAAGTCGTTTACCATCAACTGCAGTTCCCCCAACGATACTTCCGATTTTTGCGTCCCCTGCTCCATATAGGAAAGCGTATATAAAAGTCTTTGCTTGATCTCTAGTTTCAAGGCCCGCAGCCAACTGGTTTGCCGTGTGAATATCTCCGTTGAGTACTTCATTTGTATAACCCTCGTCATTCATATAGTGTGCTAACATTCTAAGCTCTAGCTGAGATGCGTCCATACCTACCAGTTTGTAACCTTCTGGCACAGTCCACACATCTCTGCACTCTCTGCCGTAAGGTGAATACACTGCCGGAATCTGTCCCATGTTCGGACTACTATGGGTCATGCGGCCTGTCACAGCACCGTTGGAATTAACGTACCCATGAACCCTGCCGTCATCCTTAACTGCCTCTAGCCAACTCTGAACCTGTGCTATGCGCTTCTGTAGCATAAGGTACTCACCTATCAACGCGGCCTCCGGTATGTCTTTGACTGCTCTAAGCACTGCCTCATCAACAATAGGTTGTCCTGTCTCCGTGAACTGCTTAGGCTTCCAACCGTAGTACTGTAGGTGTCTGCCTATCTGCTGTCGTGAACCTAGATTAAACACTGGGAAGTCTATGCGGCTAAAAGGTGCTATAGCTGTTTCCCACTGCTCTCCTAGGAACTTGAGTCCGACAATAGAGATCGTACCATCTTTCTTAATCTTTGGTGTGACTTGTTTAATAAAAGTTGGCAGTGGTTTAAAAACTTCATGCACTTTATCTTCAAGGTCATACTTCTTCTCCTTTAATTCAGCTAACAATAAAAAACATTTCTCTTGGTCTAAGAGCCAACCTGTTTTAATCTGACTTGAAATAATACCCTGTACTTGATGCTCGAGATTAATGCATTCAGGCTCAAAACCCTTAAGCTCAGAAAGTAATCTCTTGTACACCAACGTATTAACTTTAACATCCTGTACACAATACTCCAACATATCATGCGAGAAATTATCCCAATCATTATAATCACCTTTTGGTTGGTTCAGTGTCTGTCCCCAACTCTCTAAAGAATGTCCACCGTCCCTTGAGGGATTCGCTAGTCTTGATAGGACTAGGGTGTCCGTAATCTTACACTTGCTAAAATCAGTACCTAATAACCTCTCCAACACTGGTATGTCATAGCCAATTATATTATGGCCTATCACTTCACAGTTATCAAAGCCCAGAAGCCACTCATTGAAGTCAAATAAACTGAAGCCGTGAAACTCAAAGAACTCTTCAGTGCCTACAATGTGAGCAACGATACACCACACCCTATCAGGGTTTAAACCGTTAGCCTCTATGTCAAATACTATTTTCATTAAAACTCCGTCTCATTACCTACAGGACAACTGGTTTCTATCATTCTACCAGACTCCTTATCATAATACAGGTAACAGGCCGGTCCTGTCAAGCCCACGAACCTATTTTTTAACACTCTCACACAGGTTGTGTTGCGTGTCTCAGGGTCTGCGTGTTGCTGATCTCTCTCTAAACCAATAACTATGTCGCTAAGTTGCGCGATTGCCGCTGAACCTCTAAGTTCTCCCAAACTGATCTTACCGCCATCTTCATGTGCCTTTGAGCCGCTAGGTCTACGCAGGTGTGATACTAAGAATAGCCCTACACCTGTCTCTTGTACTAGCTTTCTAAGGTTAGTCATAATACTGTCGATAGCTTTACGCTCGTCACCGTTGTCCTGATCGCTGACCACGATGCTGAGGTGATCCAAGATGATCCACTTGCAGTCCAAGCCTTTAGCCATGTAACGTATGCGGCCTAACAGGTTGTCCTCGCTCGTAGAACCCCAATGGTCAAACATATAGATACGTCCTGAGCCTAGCGTCCTGTCCCAATAACCCTTCTTCTCTTCCTGTGATACCGTCTTGTCGAGGTGAAGCTGCTTGTTAGCCTCTATGGACATGATACCTAACGCTGTCTTAGGTATGTCCTCCTCTAACGCTAAGATACCAATGTTGTCCTCCGTAGCACCTAGCAGATAATGCTCTAGCTCTCTAACTATCTGCGACTTACCCATACCTGAGCCGGACGTAATGGTGACTAACTCCTTAGGTCTAAAGCCGTGGGTATATTCATTAAGACAAGCCCACGGATAGTCGATTGACTTCACGTTGGACTGCTTAATAATCATGTCCCATGTCTCATTACCTGCCACGATACCGTCAGGCTGATAGGTCTTAGCGTTCCACCACTCCTTAACAAAATCCTGCACCTTACGAGCCTTGAGCATGTCCCCTGCATCCTTCATGGGCAGTGTGACGTTCTTAGCCTTATTGGGGGTGAACAAGTCCAGTACTGACCTTGCGGCCTCTTGTCCGGCCTTGTCATTGTCAAAGCATATAATCACATTGTCGAACGTCTCAAGCCACTCAAGATTAGCCTTGATGTCTTTAGCCGCACTAGCCGCACCCGACCTAATGGAGACTACAGGCCACTTGCCATCAAACATCTCATTAACTGCCAGAGCGTCTGCCTCTCCTTCTACTACTGTTATGTACTTGCCACCTGACTTGAATGCTTGTTGACCAAATAGTCCTGCATTGTCAAAGGAGCCTGTCGCATAAAATTGTTTGTTCTCTACTATACGTACCTTAGTGCCTGTAGCCACGCCTGTGTCTTTATCGTGGTACGGGTAGTGGTGCTTGGTAATTGTCCCATCAGTACCGTACTCAACTGTGACACCATACCGCTTGGCTGTCTCTTGGTTGATCCTACGATCAGGGATTGCCGCGATTACACCTGTCATCTCTAATATCCTTGTAGGCTTATTGTTACTTGATAATTGACTGATCTGACCGTTGCCATGTTCATAATGACCACAACCACCCGAAAAACAGGTGGCGTGGCCGTCTGAATAACGAGCCAGATTGTCGGATGAACCACACGATGGGCATGGTTCATGTCTAACAAAGGTTGACTCAACTGACATTAAAACTCCTCACCATCGTCTTGCTCTGCTACCTCTAACACCTTGATCTTGTTAAGGTAGGTGCTAGTGCCGTGTACTGGGTGCGGTGCGCCTGATTCTGCCCACAGTAACCGTACCTTAGAGCCACGACCAATCCGACCAGTAAAGGGCATACCTTCTTTGTCATAGACAGGTACGTCATACTTGGTGCTAAACTTCCGTTGTTTGACTCCTTCATACTCTCGCATCTTAACGCCTAAGCCTGATAGACTACTAGCGGTGTCTTCATCGACACTAATTACTACTGAGTATTTACCTGTGGATTGACCCTGATACATCTCGTGGGTGTCTAGGTTCTCAAATGCTAATGTTCCTTCTACTACTGCCATAGTTACTTCCTCGCTTGTTATGATACTTAAGTATCGTTTGGTTAAACTTTAATTATAATCTTTAAAATATTCCTTTGCTTCTTAAGTATATTATACTGCTAATTGATTGACCTGTCAAGCACCAATTCATCTAATTTTATTTCAGTGTTTGAATCACTCCATGCATCTTGCATTGCATCCATTGAATACCTAGCACATTCACCACATAAGTCTAAATGGTGTCCGGTGTTGTGGTCAATACGCTTAAGCTCGTACTCATTCATAATCACATCACACGCTTTGCATCTACTCATGCTGTCACCTCTTCCAAGTCGTCGTCGTCCAAACCTTCTGCAAGGTTGATATAGCGGGCCCAATCAGTAACGTAATAAAGTTGCACGTTGCCCTTGTTATCAGTCAGCTCTTCACCATCTTCACCTATTTTGTAGAATGTAAGATCCCATACTGCGATTGAATGTTTCATTTGAACACCTCCTTATATCTTTTTGTCATATTCTCATATGAATTATTATAGTACTCATCCGTCATTTGCTTGGTTACTCTCGCCATTAGCTCAGAGAGAGGCATACAGTATACCTGATACTCTATAAGCTCATTAACCATGTTCTGTGCCTCTGGCTCTATCCACTCACTAGGCTCGTACTCATAGCCTATTAGTTCCTCTTTTATTTTACTCATAATAATCTAGTTCCTCAGTAGTGTAAACATAACCAAAAGTAATGGTCAGTAATGGCAATAGTATCACAGTACCTTTAAAGGGTAAAGCGGATAATTCCTCGCTGTTTGTATTGTAGACCCACACGGGCCTACTATCACAAAATTCTATGTCTATACCCGTGCCTGATCTAAACTCAATATTAAGGGTATTCTTACCTATTTTACAGTTAAACATTGTCCACCTCCGTTAACCTTGCTTTAGCTTTGAGGGACGCAATGGCCGCGTCAATCTCCCATTTCTGCATAGGTTCATACTCGTACGCATCGGGCAACTCTTGGGTATCGTGTAGGTCGTCACCGTGTAACCAATCCCGTGCGTCGTCATTCCATCCACTCATAAATCACCCCCAAGCACTACAACTGCCATTGTATACATTATAAGGGCTATTACAGCGGTTCCAACGCTTAAGAGTCCCCACCCTACCACATCGACTATAAACGTCTTACGTGCGTCTCTGTGGGCTTCTCGCTTATCCATCAATATCTTTGCTTTATTCATTTTTTATTCCTTTTGTCGTGTTTTTCCTGAATGATTTTCTCCGACTCCCATACCGCATAGAGTCCAGAGGCTATTAATAGTACGCTCATTACTGTCATGCTGTCACCTCTGTTATATAAGTTTCAATTATCTTTTTTCTTTCTGGCGTTACATGGTAAACAATAACGTCCCTGCTACCATCACTTTTAACGGAACTCATATCATGCCCCATAAGGGTATTATGCGCCCAATAAGAAGCGAAATTCTGAGCCATTGTTGAATCTTTAAAGGTTAATGTTGCTTTCATGCTGTCACCTCATTAGTTAGGTTATCAATAAAATCTTGTGCTACTGCTTCAACATCAGACAGGACACCTTTTAACCAGTTATTAACATGTTTTGTCGTGGTGACACTATATTTGGTGCTAGTCTTAACGTATCGACCGCTTGGAAGCATTGCGGCCACTGGTGTCTCATAGCTGAAGAATACTACTGTACCGTTGATTAATAGTTCCGTTTGGTTGCTACCTATTTGTTTCAGTTTCATCTGGTGTTACTCCTGTTATGGTTTATAGTTGGTTTATTAATGCCTACCAGTGTACCCGATAGGCATAGACAAAGCTACTATGTTTTAGTTAAGTTCGTTAGTCTCTTCTAATTCAGCCCAGTTAATCATTTCTAACGCTTCTTTTAAACCGTAAACATAATTCATAGTGTTATCACTTACACGTTTATTAGTACCTTGTTGAATCGCTTGCTTAGTAAAGTAGTCGATGCGTTCCTGTATATTCTTCTTAGCTAATGTAATCATTGTTATATACCTTTTAGTTAGTTAGTCTTTGTTGTCTTGATGGGTTCATTATAGCGGCATGAATATATATTACAAGTTATAGTGCACATTCATTATATGAATACTATATCCTACCTTCTAACACACGCGTGCGCGTAGCAATAACCATGCCAACTATTGTAGGGTTGTGTCATGCAAGAGTCATGCCAATGTTTACTAGTGTGTGCTATAGGTATCCACACGGACACACACACTTGCCCCATGCAATACCCGTGCCAACTTAAGCACCATGCCTCATGTATAACCTGTGTATAACTTATGTAGCCTGTGGATAACTTATGCACACCTTATGCACTGCTGTGGGTATGTCGTGTATAACTTATGTAAAACCTGTGGATAACTTCGGGGGCGGGGGGCCGCGTGGCTACTGTAGTATTG